TGTCAGTCCAAAAGCGCGAGACGGAGTCGATCAGCCACTCGAAGAAGTCAGGCACGAGCTTGAGGTCTTGGTATCCGAAATCGAAACCTTGTCCGGCTGAAAGCCATGCGAGGCTACCCTGCGTATATCCGGCTACACCGAGCTGATACTGCACCTGCGCAAACCAATATTTAGGGAGGTCTTCCGGGTCAACTTTCATGCGCGTGGTCTTGATTTCGAGGATGCCCTTATTGTCGTTGGCTCGGCTATCGTCTGAGAGCCAATAGGTGCGGTCGGGGCTTACTTGGAGATAGGGACGGTCGTTGTCTCGGATAATCCAATCGATCGCGCTGCGCTTGATGATTTCGCGTCCTGTCGCGTCGTTCCACATCCGGCTGACTGCGTCTTCGAGGTGGTGTCCGTTGCGCATGGCTGCGTTCTCCTGTTTCGGCTCGGCGAGTCCTGTCTTGCGTCTCCATAGTTGGTAGGGGGTCTCCCACGGGTTGAGTCCTACGATTGTGGCAACCTCGGAGCTGCCGATTCCGCTCTTGCGGATTTCGAGCCATTCTTCACGGCTCTTGGGTCTGATGATGGTTACGTTGCTCATTGTGCTGATGTCTTTTTTGAGGTTATGAAATGGGGAGAGCCGAAGCCCTCCCCGGTGGATTACTTGCAGAATAGGTTGAAATCCATCCAAAGGTCGATGAAGGTCTTCCCGGCGTAGTCCGCGAGCTTGTCGCTCTTAAAGCAAAGGCGAGAGCCGAAGGACGCAGTCGTAGACGAGGGGGCGTAACCCGAGGACGCAAAGGCGAGACCCGCCCATTCCCCTCGGTGGTACTGCATCGTAGTGAGGTGGCGGTCACGCTTCCATTCTTCGCTCTTTTCGGCGAGTTCCTCGTCTGTGTAGAGGAAAAACCACGGATACCATCGTTCTTCGTCCTGCGTGAACTGAGGCTCCCAGCCCTCGTTGAGTGCTGCCGTGATGATGCGGAGCTTGAGGTATGCGACCACGTCGTTGTTGACGTTTGCTCCGGCTTTCTCGCTTTTGTCGTAGATGTCTCGGAACATCTGAACGTAGAGGTGGTCTTCGCCGAGTTCTGCACAGGCATCCGCGAATGTCTTGATGCGTTCCGTTACCGGGCGGTTGTCTGCCGGAGTGAAGTCGATGTCGGGGTAGAGGGTTTCGAGTACTTTGCAGGTGCTGTCTGCTCCTGTCTCTTTGGCTACGTTGTACGCCTTGATGATGTTTTCTTTTGTCGTTTCCATGTTCTTTTATTTTTTGGATGATTTCTTGACTTTCTTTACCTCCCCGGTTTCGGGGTCTATTTCTTCAGCTTCGACATCCTCAACCGCCGGGGTAGCAGGGAGGGGGGCTTCGCCTGTTGCAGCAGCGAGGGCAGCCGCCGCTTTGTCCTTTGCTGTGGTTGCGTTCTTGACCGCTTCCGCTGCCGCCTGTGCTTCTTTCTCCGGGTCGATGAATGTTTCCTTGACCGTGGTCGTTCCCTCCTCTATGGCATTGCGGAGGGCGCGGAGTTCGAATATCATCCGTTGGTCGATTTCCTCGATGCTCTTGACACCGAGGTATCGGAGCAACTGGTCGGTTTTTACCCCCACGCGGTTGTAGTAGGCGATGACGTTCTTGCGGCTCTGTTCGAGGTCGATTGATTGACCCATTGCCACCGCCTTGACATCATTGATGATTTTCTTGGTTATGGCTTTGGGAATGACTGCGAGGACTGCGTTTCGGAAGGCGATGCTGCTTGCTGCGTTCCCGGTCACAATCTGCATATCCTGTGAGTAGGTCTTGCCTGTGCGCGTAGTGATGGAGCGTGAGACCTCTTTGCAGACCGCTACGTTGCTTTCGAGGTCATGGCACATCGCCTGTGCTGTTATCATGCGTCCGTCGTTGCCGATGATTCGTGTCTGAATTCGGAGGTTGCCCCATGCGGAAGCGATGATTTCTGCCATTCGGACTGACAACCCCTCGATGAGCGAGTCGTTGCCATCTCTGTCCTTACGTCGGAGGACGTAGAAGCAGTCTTCTGCCGTCTCCTTGTCCATCTTGGCGAAGGTGGCGATTTTGTTCAGCACCTGTGACAAATCGCGTGGGTACTGCTTGGCGGTGGCTATCTGCATATCCACCTCGGTGCGGTTGATTGCTGCGAGCATCTCAGCTTGTTTTACTTCGATGATTTCATTTTCCATTTTGAATGGGTTTTGTGGGGTTTATAAATTGGGTTAGATTTTCCGTATGGGGGTCGCGGTCATGATTCTGTACCACTCGATGCCGTCCTGTTCTGTGGGTTTGGCGGCAAGGAGGAAGGTTGCAGATTTCTCTGCTTTGACCGAGTCGAGGATTTCGATCGCGGCGGTTTTGTATTGCGCCCGGTATCCGCTTGTCGGCTTGCCTTGCGCCCGGAGCTTCATGCCGTCCAGCTTTTCCCCAAATGCGACGTACCAATCGTTGCGGCTCTCCTCATCTTTGGCGATAAGGATTCTTGTTTCGTTGGTCAGTCCGAGTTCTCGGATGCACTTGCTGTTGAAGCTGAAATAGCCACCTTTCCTGTTCGCGTTCACGAGGCGTTCCTGTGACTGCGGAAAATTGCCGCCTCCGTGCGCTCTTTTGATAATCTGTAGTTTCATATAGGTTGAGGGTTTAAAGTGCGACAGCGGCGAATTCTCGGCGTGTCTGCGTGATTATTCTGTTGGTCGTGTTGTTGATTGCAGTTGTGCCTATCCCGAAGGTGTCCGTAATATCCCGGCAGGAAAAGCCGAGCAGTCGGAGTTCAAGGATTCGCACGTCTCTGCGTGGGAATGTCGCCCGGATATGTCGTTGTATTTTTGCGACAATCTTTTCGGTCGAGGATTCTTCCGGCGCGTCTTCCATAGGGTCTGCGTCTTCGGAAGGAAGCAGAGAGAAGAACAACTCGTCTGGATTCCATGTGGAAAATGTCTCGCTGAGGTTCTTCCCGGAAAACTTGCGGTATGCTTTCATGAAGGCTACCTCGTAGCCGGCATGGTCATCTTCTGTCTCTGCAGTAGTGGCGAGGGTTAGGTATGCGTCTTGAAATGCGTCCTCGTCAAATGCCGTGTAGAGGCTCAGTTTCTGTTTGAGCGCAGATGCGTTCTTGCAAATCCACTCGTTTAATGATACTGTGTGCATGGCTCTTTTCATTTGTGGGTTGCTACATAGGTCTGCGCTTTGCTGTTTATCTCTCGCTGCGTTAAGACCTTGTTCTCGGTCATCCATGCTTCGAGTTCGTCTTTCTTGAAGTAGAGCTTGCCGTTCTTCTTGTAGTGTGGTATCCTCTTTTCACTCGTGAGCGTGTAGATGCCCTTGACGGTGTATCCTGTCAGCATTGCCGCTTCCTCCACGTCGATGACGTTCTTTGCGGCGAGGAGTGTCGCGGTCTGCAATTGGTCGAACCGCCGCTCCATGTAGTCTCGTATCTCGCTTGTCATGGTTCAGTCCTCCTCGTCTTCTTTGATTTCCGGGAGTAGTCCCTTTTTGTTGAGCCATTTCCCGGTGCGGAAACAAAGCCAAAGGCTTGCCATTGCTGCGAGCTTCGAGCCGAAAAACTTTAAATCGCTCATAGGCTGTCCGGGGATGTCCTCTCCGGCGAGGATAAAGAAAGAAATAACCGCCCAAATACCCAGCAGACTCAGCCGGATGTTCTGTTTTGTCTTGGCTTTCATACCGTCTCCTCCTGTGCGTTGTATCGTTCCTCCACTCGCTTCAAAATCACATAAAGCGTCGCGTTGGAGCGGATGTTATATTTCTGCATCAGATACTTGTTGACCTCGGTTCGGCTCTGCCCCTCGATAGAGACAAGGTCGTTATACTCTTTGAAGACTGCGAGGTCTCGTGCTTCGCGCTCCTCTTGAAGCGCGGTCTTCTTTCGAAGTTGAGGTGTTGTCTGTTCCATTTTATCGGTACTTTAAATTCTTGTTTGGTAGAAGGGGCAGGATTCGAACCTGCTGCGCCGAGGTTTCATGTCGGTTCTCCGCAGACCCTCCCGAAATGCCGCCGGGCTTGCAATTCCGGCGACGGTTCTTATGTTTTGCCTTTCGGCTTTCCCGGCTCTCTTGCCGGAGGATTGCCCCTCTCTTGGGGTCTAACCCTGTATCGTGAATGTCTCCTCAAAGGCGCAACCGTCTATCTTGGAGCAGTATGTCAATTCGTTACGGGCGGCAAGTATGAGCATCCTGTTGGTTGAAAAGAAGAAGAAGTCCTGCGCTCTCGCTCCGCGCACCTCGTATCCGTGGCGGTCTTGGTCGTACTTGATTGCTGTGATTGTGAATGCCGTGAGGCTTCCTGTAAAGCCGTCGTGGTAGCTTATTTTCTTGCCCACGAGTCCGTTGATGTCCGCTGTCTGTCCCATGTCTTATCGGAGATTGTCGGTTATGTATTCGTTGTCTGTCTCGCTCAGTGCGAAGCCTTTGTGCAGTTTCCATTTGATGCAGTCCTTGCGTCCGATGAGCGTGGCTGCTATCTTGTCGATCGCGTCTGCCGAGGCTTCCATGCCGCCCTGTCTGATTTCGTCGGCTTCCCGGAGCAGAGCATGGGCTGTGCTTTGTATCTTTGTCTCTTGGTCGCGTATCCATATCGATTGGCTGTTGACCCTATCTCCGAGTGTTTCGATGATGACGCTTCCTTTGTGCTTCTTGTAGTCCGCACAGAATGCGTCCTTATCAAGGTTTCCGGCGTTCAGGTAGATGGCATCTGCTGTGGCGTATTCTTCATCCGAGCAAAAGCCGAGGTATCCCATTCGGGTGCTGTATTCTTCGATTGTCATAGTTGTTTCGGTTATGCGTTCTTGTCGTTTAGCTCGTCTTGGTTCTCAGCTACCTCCCATGTCTTGCCGGGGTTCAACTTTTCCATTCGTGCCTTTACGTCTTCAGGAGAATTCTCCGAGCCGGAGAATTCGTAGAAGGTGGGCTTGGCATAACGCTCGCCATTGTTCTTAATGCCGTAGAGCCATGCTCCTTTAGGCTGTCCGTTGCGGTTTTTTTGTCTTGGTCGGTCTCATATTCTTTTCAGTTAAATTTCCGTTTTTAGTTCTTTATTTGTATCTTTGCGCGTTCTTTCTTTTGGACGCGATGCAAAGTTAAACAAATTGTTTGGAATACCAAATAAAATGTTTGGAAATATTAGCGTTAAAGAAAGTTAATAAATACATTATGGCTGAAACAGAAAGACTTAGGGCAGTATTCGACTATCTTCGTGAGAACAAGATAGTTCGCAACCAGCAGGACTTTGTCGAGCGCATCGGCTCTGACAAGTCCACGGTATCTCAAATCTTAAATGGTCGCATTCCTATTCCAAATATTTTGTTTGGAAAGGTGGTCGCTGCCTTTCCGCAGTTTGATGAAGGGTGGTTGCGTTCAGGCGAGGGTTCGATGCTTAAACCGTCTGTGCAACAAACCTCGTATGGCGACCATTCTCCGAATGTAAACGGCGACGGCAATCATTTCGGGGGCTGCGCGTCTATTGACCGGGCATTTACCACTCTCGACAATTCTTTGGCTCAAAATGCTGCGATGCTTAAGACCCTTGATGCCGCCCTTGCCGAAATCGCCGCCCAGCGTGAACTCGTGGCTCAGTCAATGGCTCAGACCGCCATGCTCATTCAGTTGCTCCAAAATCAAAAATAACCCGGTATGGAAAAATTGCTATTTGCGGTTGTTGCCGTCATATCGCTCGTCTGTTCTGCACAGACCTCTAATGAAACGAAGACGAGTGTTGATGCGCTTAAATCCTCTATCCCATATCCCAAATACAACATAGGAGATACGCTGTTTATCGCCTTTATCAATGACCCGGAGGTTGCTGCTGATGCCGCTCGTTCTGCTGATGTGAGCGTCTCCAAAGTCCGCATCGTAGAGATGATGCTTTATAATACTTTTGGAGGTAAGGACTACCATAAGGGGGTATTTCTTAATTCTCCTGTCGAAGAGTTTCCTCTAAAATGGCAGTATCAGTTTCTCGATGTTTCGCTTCAAAATCCGAAATATGGAGACCGCTCGGAATTCCAAGATGAAGACCGCTTTTTCTCAAATCCCGAAGATGCCGCTTCATCTCTAATAAGTCAGCAATAGTTATTTTACTCAAAAATCGCCACACGGCGCGTTTGTTGTCTTTCGTGGGTGCTTGTTCCACCCGAAGCCAAACGGCGCGACACGCGGCAAAACAAAGGCTATCTCATGAATAATCGTCTTTTGGATATAATCAAGTATAAAACCGGTGGTCGGCAGAAAGCTTTTGCCGAGCTTCTCGGTTGGACTCCTCAGTATCTCGCCAAGTTGTTGCGCGGCGATAATTTCGGGTTGCAGCCTGTGTTGACCCTCTTGGAAAAACTGCCGGAGATAAATGCCCGGTGGCTGCTCTTGGGTGTGGGCGAAATGCTGAACGATGATAAAGTTTTCGGTCTTCGACGGGAGACCTATTCTCGTGTGCAGTCTATCCTCATGTTCGACCGCTTCCTGTCCGTAATGTCTCCCGACGAAATCCATCGCTTTGAGGAGGTCTTGAGCGGCCAGTCCTACCCGGACTTCTCGGACGAGGAGGTTGCCCGGTGGGAGGCTCTGCTTGCTGAACGTCGGCAGTCGCTCGACGCTCGTGTAGATGATGCAATCGCTAAATCTGTAACGCCATGCAAACACCCGAAAGTCAAGCAATCGTGAAGCGGTTCTTTGCCGCTCTCTATCGTCTGAAGGAAGACCGAAAAATCCGGGGCAAGCAGACCTTTACTCGTGAGTATGGTATCAATCGGTGGAACTTGAACAC